CTACGTTTGATGTCGACGGACGTAGGCCGTCCCGCACGCTCCAAGTGACCTTCCTCGTGAGGATCAACCCCACGTTTGAGGAAGAACTTGAGCAGGGCCCCCGCACCGTTCAGCTTGCTGGATGGAAAGCGAGGTTTCACGACGTAACCCCTTACCAAGGGTGCGTGCGTGTCAGGGCACATCCGATCAACCTGATAAGGAAGGAAGGTGTGCCTGCCCAAACTAGGAGATGTAGGGTGTACGTAGGGCAGGTCCAAAAACCTGTCCAGCAGATCATCCAAGTGTCGTGCTGTCTTCCACAGCCCATGTGAAAACATGTTATTGCGGAGGGCAACAGTTGACACTATCTCCTCAACGTGCGACCGTCGCGCAGGGAGCAAACGCCGAACCTTAACGACAGAAACGTCGTGTCCGGCGTAGTATTCCTTGCCACAAGACTCGCGGAACTTACCGTTCCAAAAAGACTTGTCGCGCCCTACCTTGAACCCAAAAAACTCAAGGTGCGCAACGACGGAAGAAACCGTGTGCTGGGGGACAATGATGTCATCCCCAAACACGCGCACTCTACCCACGTGAGCCTTAAGGTCCGCGTGGGTCAGATGATGTCCTAGGCTCTTCTCAATCCCCATGAAGCACACCGTCAAGAAGACGAATGCCTCGAAAGGAAAGCAGAGAGCCGAACCCATCGATGCGAACTTGGCCAGGCGTTTAACGCCAAAACCAGGCACATCAGCCTTCCGTGAACGCGCAGCGTCAACGGCTTGGAAAAGCCAGGGATGGTTGCGCAGTAAGTCACGTACATGCTGATTCGAGACTCGATCGGATGCCTGTGAAAGGTCAAGCGTGGCGAGATCGCCATGCAGGGACCCTCTCTGAGCCATGACCTGATTACTGATCTGGTCATCAAATCCGACGAAGCGGTAGAGAAGAAAGTCCTCTCGAACGCCTCCAACGATCTTTTCCAGTAGAGCCTGCTGCACATATTGCATGGCAGTGGGCTCGATGGCGATGATCCTAGGAGTCTTGAGCGTCTTAGGAACCGTGATGACCCTAACGGGCATCTCGGCGCCGGGTTCGAGGATGTTAACACGCTGGGCGTCCTTCCAAAAGGAGTAGGACGGGTAAAGGAACTCGGTGGCTGGAAACAGATTCTCCAGCCTTTGAGGCCAATCCCTCTGGTTGAACTTCTGGTTGCCTTTTAGGCGGTCAGCAGTTGCACCAGGACCGTGGCGTGGGACGAGATTCCCGTCGTAGACTTCTTTGTCAATCGACGAGAACAGACCAGCAAATAAGAGGGTTGCTATGCGCCGAAAATCGGACCGCACGGCTTCCGTCATCAACTGGTCATGAACTCGAACATCCTGCTCACATTGCATGAACTCCTGGTAAGCGTTTTTTACACGCGCAGGAGTGCACGGCAACTCTATCTTGCTGAACAGCAGCGTAAGCTGCCGAACCGCTTGAATTGAGTCAACGTGCGGATCAGGCAATAGGACACCGTCTTTGGAGAACACACGACTAAGGAAACCCGAGAGAAAAATCGGGAGACCTGCTCTCCGCCTGAAACCAGCGAAGAGAGTAGAGTCCACATAGCCCTGTTCAAGACCTTTTTGGAGGTCTTTGCAGAACTGTGGAAGGGTGATCGTTAAAAACGAAAACCCCTCGTGTGCAACTCGATCAGTGACTGTTTTGAAGTCACGATCAGTGCTGGTTTGACACCAACCGCCAACTTCTTCGGCGGTCATTTGCCAGAGCAACATTAGGCTTTTCAACTCTCCTCCTTAAAGAGGTAGTAGTTCCCAAGCCATGTTGCCAACCCGAGATAGCGAGAGACGGTTAGCTCTCGCCACCCAGGAGCTGTGTCACCTTCGAGCCGGAGGACGCCGTGAGATAGGCGATAAGCCCGTCCACGATGTACTTCTGTTCGGTGATGGTGTACCCCTGGGGCGGAACGTCGACGACCAGTGTGACCGACATGGAGACTTTCTCGTTCCGTGCCGTGTCGAACGGGTTGGCGGCGATCTTGCTGTCCACGAACTTCATCGCACGGCGGGTTCGCTTGCCGTACTGGTGGGAGATCGTGAGAGCGTTGGTCCCGTCGTCCTGCGTGAACTGGCCGGTATTCAAACCGGATCCAGTCCGCGGCATGGACTGAGCAACGGAATTCACCGTGATGCTCTGCGGATCAGCGAAAGACATGGCAATCGCTCCTTTCTTTTGCAGCGTTAATAGCTGCGGTCGCAGTGGCTTACTGAAGTTGCCATCATCGGCGTTTGGACAAACCTAGCGCAGCGATGATGGACAGCTGGAATTGACTGAACGAGTCGAACTCCAGCCCAAAACCGAAAGGTGTGGCACGACGCCTGCGCTTCACTGTAGTAGTGAAGACCTGCGTAATGTCAGGGATAGTGTGGCCCTGAAGGGCCACGTCCCTCATGCTGTACGTGGCAGTCACGGTGGTTGTTTCCATCATGTACCCGTACGGCATGACAAGGCCATCTTGTGCGAACTGGCTGACATTGTGGAGTAAATCTCCAGTATTGCCAAACCAGTCAGCGGCCCAGCTCCAAGGGGTCAGGTTCCAGATAACCTCTGGTGTGATCTTTACGCCATACAGCTTTTGCAGGCGTTGAAGATCACGCTCAAACGCGGTCGCACTGGGCGAATTAACGTCCAGATAATAAACGAACGCGCCAGAGAACCAGCGGCGACGCTTCACCTCCACATGGCGGTAGAGCGTGCTCTGGGCTGAAGGATACCCCCCTTGCCAGAGGTAGGCGACTGTCGGACCGAACCCAATGGGTTGGTTTGCGACGGCGTCGTCAAGCACCACCTCTGTAGTCTCAGGAAAGTAGTAACGTCTCCTGACTAGACGCGAAGCGTCTCTCTGGAACTGTTTCCAGATCTTGTCAGAGTCTTGAAGGGCTTTTAGCCACTTCTTGAAGTCGGAGACCATCGGGGCCCAACCGAACTGATAATTGAGGTACTCGCTACCTGCTCTTTTAGAGAGTGGCTTGCCAGACACCTTGAACAGATCGGACCCGACGATCTTGGGAAAGCCCTCGCGAAGTTCACCGAGGGCCGTAGCAAGACCGGCTACTGGATTCGTGGGGAGAACACGAGAGATCGCGGTCGTCCCGGCTGCGTCCAACTCGGAATTACTCGAGTAGATAGCGTCCGGAAACACGCTAGTGTCGTTGTTCTCCAGGTAGGTGTAGGGAAAGAGAGTACCGCGGAAGTAGTAATAACCACTCCCGAAGGGAACCTCGATACTCACCCGCCTACAGTTGTCCCAATAGGACGACTTCTGGGTGAAG